TGTCATCGGGTATGCTGTGGCTGCTGGGGATTTTGTAGGGTACTTTCCTGTACGCCACGAAGGTGGTGGCAACCTGCCAGAAAAGACAGTGGTCAACTGGCTAAAGAAACAGATGGCTACACCTAATATTGAGAAGGTCATGCACAATGCGTTGTATGATCTGGGCTGGATGCGCTGGGCAGGGATCGAGGTCCAAGGTCCGATTATCGACACAATGATAGCCGCGCCTTTGATTAACGAGAACCGTCGGTTCTACAATTTGAACTCCTTGGCTAAAGAATATCTGGCCGAGAACAAGAATGAGAAGATGTTGCGGGCAGCGGCAGCAATGTATGGTGTCGATCCAAAGTCAGGTATGTGGAGACTACCAGCTAGGTTCGTTGGTAAGTACGCCGAGCAAGATGCGGCTGTTACCCTTCGCCTGTGGGATCGGCTACGTCCGGAGATCATCAAGGAAGAAGTATCCTCGATCTTTCAGCTAGAGACTGATCTACTACCAGTCCTGTTTGAGATGAAGACACGCGGTGTTCGGGTGGACATAGACAAGGCAGAGCAGGTTAAGAAAGATCTGAAGCAGCGTGAAGATCTTTTACTTAAAGAAATAAAGGAAGAGACTGGCATCTTCGTTGAGCCTTGGGTTGCGACATCGATAGCAAAGGCGTTCGACGCGATTGGCGTGTCGTATTCCCGGACAGAAGACTCGAAGGCTCCGTCCTTTACAAAACAGTTTCTGTCGAATCACACTCACCCAATAGCGCAGAAGATTGTAAAGCTTCGCGAGTTTAACAAAGCCAACACAACCTTTGTTGAGACGATTCTTCAGCATTCTCATAATGGACGTATTCATTGCGACTTCAATGCTCTTCGTTCTGATGATGGTGGTACTGTAACGGGTAGATTTTCCTCGAGCAACCCCAACCTACAGCAAATCCCTGCCAGAGATCCAGAAATCAAAGGCATGATCCGTGGGTTATTTATACCAGAAGAAGGCACCAAGTGGGGAAGTTTTGACTATGCTTCACAAGAACCACGCTGGCTTGCACATTACTGCGCTCAAGTCACAGGAGTTCACAGGCATCCACAGATTGACGATGTTGTGAACGCATACAAAGAAGGCAATGCTGACTTCCACCAGATGGTTGCTGACATGGCAGGCATTAGCCGCAAGGATGCGAAGACTGTTAACCTTGGTATCATGTACGGCATGGGGCGCAAGAAGCTAGCAGGGGTAATGGACATCAACGAGGAAGAAGCAAAAGATCTTCTGGCGAAGTACCACGAGAACGTACCGTTTGTTAAGGGCATAGCTGACATGACCTCGAACCGTGCTTCAAGCGTCGGGAGTATTAGAACGTGGCTGGGGCGTAAGTGCCGCTTTGATATGTGGGAACCTAAGTCTTTCGGCTTCAACAAAGCTATGCGTCTTGAAGAAGCCATAAAAGAATATGGCGGCAGGGGGATGATTAGACGCGCCTTTACATATAAGGCTCTAAATAAATTGATCCAAGGTTCGAGTGCCGACCAAACAAAGAAAGCGATGGTTGATTGTTTTGCCGAGGGCCTAGTTCCGATGTTAACGGTTCACGATGAACTGTGCTTCAGTGTAGAATCAAAGGAACAGGCTGACCGTATCGTCGAAATCATGACAACATGCGTTCCGGATCTTAACGTGCCATTTGAAGTAGACGCCGAACTAGGCGACAATTGGGGGGAAGTAGGATGAACAACAAGCCAGTCCACTGTCCGCGCTGCGGAAATAAGTTACGCACTATTTATGTCCACGGGCATGAGCAGTGCTTTGAATGTAATCAAGTTATAGATGACTGCTGTCAGGGTGAAACATGTGATCCTGAGATGGAGAACAAAGATGTTTGAAGCTATGATATTAATTTGTTTGGTTTCATTACCCGGCGAGTGTACGGCACTAAAAGATTTACGAGGGCCATACGAAACGATGGGCCAGTGCAATGTACGGTCGTCTGAAATGGCGCAAAGTATAGAAGAAGATCCTAGGACCGCGAACCTATATACAGTGAACGGCGCGCGATGCGACAAAGTCACCGGGATCAAGACTAAAACGTCAAATCTCAGCGACCTCGAGGTATAATGATACGGTCATCGATACTGAGGTCGACGAGAATCGATGTTTTTATTTAACGATTTCAGTTGTTTGTACCTTGTAGAATAAGCGTGTAATTTACAAGGTTAGCCCTTTGCGAGGTCACGCATTCGCTTTACCAAACGCTTTGCGCGGTTAGGAACCTGATCATGCCACCTCGAGTCGACCATTTCGTCGGCTGCGCGTTCCCAATCTCTGGCATCGACCCCAGCTTTCATACCCTTAAACTTGCTGAGTCGTGGTCTTCCCATATTGAACATCATGTTCGCGATCACTAGCTGTGCTTCTTCCGGCAGATCGTCGAAGTCATCATACAAAACCTGACAGTCTTCGATCGTCACAGCGATATCAAGATTAAAGCGTTTACGCACCCGATCTTCCGACACGGGCGTACCAACAGGCTGACCGTATTCTGGATCGTGCTCCTTAATGAGCGCTCCGATTCCGAAAGTTGGTAGACCTAAATGATCTAAATATATTTCAAACTTGCAGCCTTCGTCTTCTGCAAGCTCTTCTCTTAGCTGATCTTTGTTCATTGCTGTCCTCGTAACCTTGCTGCCAATAGCTGGTCTTGTGGGTTAGGCAGTGTTATAGCATTAGCCATTGAAGTAGGTGCGGGTCCCGCCGAAGGGGCTGTAGCAGGACCCGCTTGCGCCACCACAGGAGGAGGTGTGGTTGCAGCAACTTGTGGTTGTGGTGATGTAGCCGCGCCCAGCAAAGATCCGAGGTCCGGGGTCGTAGCTTCTTGAACCTGTGGCTCTGGAACAGGGGCGCCAAGTCGGCGTTGTTTAAACTCCCTACGAATAGCATTTAGCTCAGATATTGGCAATTTGTTTCCATTCTGACGGACACGTTTTTTAATCTCGGAGCTAGGCGTAAATGGGTCAAACCTACCGCGCATGAGGTCGCTAGCGTTTGCGACCTTGTTATTTTTTAATGCTCTTCTGATCTCTGAATCAGTCATACCAGACTTACGCATGTTTTCAATTGTACGATACATTTGATTTGCTATACGAAACTGTGCTTCGTTAGCATCTATATACGTTTGAATTGCATTCTCCGGATCCAATGCACCTCGAGTTGACACAGCCGAGTTAAATATCTGAGCGGCACTTTGCAAAGAGCGCCCGTACTCGAAGCCCTTGTACATCAGGACGTTGTCTGGTTTGACTTCAGTTTCTGTAATGCCACTAAGTGTACGGAAAATTTCTTGTGCTATTTTTCTTTCGTTGCCTGCCGGGTCAACAGTGTTTTCACTGAAAGCTCGTGCCAGTCTGCCAAGCTCAAAGCCCGGAGCCTGTGTTTCTTTTTTCTGCGCTTTGACATCTACGAAAAGTTTCGCACCTCCGGGAACAAAAGCCCCTGCGATATGCGTCACGCTTTTGAAGACCTTTTCTCCGGGCGTTTCAACTCCGGGATCATCTCGATAAACTTTTGCACCTGACTGAGTCACCCCACCACGTTTGGTAACATCTAGAATTCTTTCTGTCAGAATTGATTCTCCAGCAAAGGGTTCAAACATTTCTGCTACTGCTCCCATTACTGCGTCGGTAGCAATTTTACCAGTGTCTGAACCCATATCCTCGCCCTTGCTTACTGCATTTAGAATAGCTCTAGCTGGCTTAGATAAATATGCATACGGATTCGTATAGCTGTAGTTTGTGTACCCTGTAATTATTGTTTCACCTTTAGCGTTTTTCTTTGTACTGGTTGGAAGTAGTATAGAATTTACTTCCCAAGGCGCACCGTTTTCACGGATCGCGTCTATTTGTTCTTGTGTAGTGCCTGTTAAATCCAACGCCATCTTCTGCATAGCTGTGGGCACAACCATTGTTGTGGTTGTGAAACCCATTAATCGACGCATACCAATTTCGCGAATCTTAGGATTCGTGCTGGCAATTTCATCTAGCGCCTGCTTTAAGGTGTTAGCACTGGTGCGAAGAATTTCTGCTGGAAAGGCAATGAAGTTACCGACAGGCAGCTTACGCAGTCCTTTAATAAACTCTGGTACACGCTCATAGTTTGGTACGGTGTTCTTTACAATGTCGGCTGCGTACTGATCTAAAGCTTGAGCAGCAACTCTGCTTGACGGTACGCCCTCAGCAGAAGCTCTTTGCATTAAAGACACAAATGCATCATCTCCAAGAACAGACCTAGCCGCTACGTTTGCGTTTCCACCAAAAGCAGACAGCAACTTGTTGCGCTCAAACTCAAAGTTATAAACCTTCCAAACATCATCACCACCTTGGTATAGGTCACGCATAAATTTGTTGGTACTGCTGAGAAACATCCCAGCCTTTCCCCGTTTAAATTTATCACTTAACTTGCCACTGCTAGGAATGCCGAGCGAATCTTCGGTTGCTCCTCTTGTGCTGCCATAGCCCATAGAAATTAGATTATCGATTTCCTTTAGCTGAGACTGTGTTCCAACTACACCCATTCGTTGCAGGTTTCTAAAATAACTT